GAAGATCGTAAGATACCTATTGCAGGTGACAGCACAGTTGTTGTTGATCAACGTATGTACGTTGAACTGAGACGACCATCTATCGCAAGAGCAGGTAACCACACATTTGAATATCTCGGTTTTGGTCCAGGTAACTACAGTACTGGTTTACCAGCACGTCAAGAAGTTCTATTGACTGTAGAGCAAGATTTCTTTGCACAGTCTAAGAAACAGGATGGTGGTCTAGTATTCTATACTGGTCTTAATAGTAATGGTGACCTATACATTGGTAACCGTAAGATTGATGCTATCACTGGTGAAGAAATATTCTTAGAGTCTGCATCACTCACAGCATCTGAGGATGAAAATGATGCAATAGGAAATCTAGTTACTACATTTGACACTCCTGTTACATTTAATGAGTATATTACAGTCAATGGTGGTGAAAATGGTGATCAGACAAGCACCTTTAACTCACCTGTAACTATTAATGTTGGTGCTGACGTTAGAGATCTAACACTAGGATTGCCTAATATAGGTGTTCTATCTTCACTAAAAGTTGTATCTAATGTATCCTCTACTAAGGATGATTCAAGTCTTGATAGAACTGCAATGACAAAGAATCGCCAGACTAATGGTGATATTCTAATTGCAGGTAATAGAGTAACAGCTGGTGTATTCCAATTTAATCAACGTGGTTCACTAGGATCTGGTCAAGGTTATAAGATTCAAACACATGCTGTTTCATCTGTAGCATCTAATATTACTCCTGATCAAGATGGAACTTATGATGCATCACAGGTTGTTTCATATGGTGGAGCAGGTGCTCCTTTAACTGGAGACATTCTACTCAAAGGTGAGTCCGTAGGAAATAGCGGTTCACTTGGTTGGATATTCTCTAACTCCTTCACATCAATCACCTCTCAGATTGAGAAGTTTATATTTAATTCTACTAGAACCATCACTATAGAGTGGAAGTCTGGTGTAACTAATGGAAATGTCATAACTGGTGGTTTACAAGCTGGTCAGGAAATTAAGTTGACAGGATTGACTGAGAACAAACTTAATGGAACTTTCTTAATTAATACTGGATTTACCAATGGTGGTAACACATGTACATTTAGTATTTCCGCAAATGATACCATTTCAGCTGGTGAGTTAATATTCAATAATACTAATACACCAAATGCTGTAGTAAAACTTGCAAATGCTTCTTGGAAGGAAGTTGGTGTACTTGGTGCTCAGACAATCAGAACTGATACACAAACTATTGGTGAATTTAAGATTGGTATTAACACTGTTGCTCGTGCTGCTCATGTTGATTATGCAGACGCATTTGTATCTGCTGCGACTGATCCTCTTGCCAACTTAGATGTTGTTGGTACTGCATGGATTAGTGGTAAAACTATTGCAAACTTTGCTGCTCATGCAACATATGCAGCAAGAACTCAGACTGCTCAAGATCATGCATTCATGGTTGGTGGTGATAGTTCTGCTCCACAGTCAGCAGCAACATTTAGAGTTTCTACTACAAATAATGGAAGAGTTGGTATTAATACAACTCTAGCAAATATGAACAGTGCATTGACTGTTACTGGAACTTCTGAATTTACTGATAGTGCTATATTCCAAGACGATATATCAGTCAATGGTGGTGGTGCAGGTACTGCTAATAGTGCTGATATTAATACAACTATTACTAATGGTACAGCAACACTATTCAATAACAATACATTTGTCGGTTTAACAACTGGAACCAGACCAACTCAAGGTCTATTGATTGGTGGATCTGCAAGAAACATTGAAATTGGTAATGTAACAACTGGATCACAAAATATCAAGATTGGTAATACAAGTGGTGATAGTGAAATTACTATTGGTGATAGTATTGATGGAACAAATAGTAACAAGTCTAAGTTAACTCTTGGTGGTGCATTTGCAAGCACAGAGTCTGACTCCTTCGTACAAATTGATACTAAGGCACTCAAGACTGCTGGTGATGTAATACTTGGTACTAGAAGAGGATTATCTGATACTACTAAGTTTGAATCTCCATCTGGAACTGTTGAATTCTTATCTGGTAACAGTGCGACAAGTATTGTAGACTTTGCTATTAATGCTTCTACATTAAGAATTGCAGGTCAAGGTGGTACTACCACAATTAGAAACAACTTAGTTGTTGATGCTACATCAAGATTTAATGCTGATGTAACATTATGTGGTGGTAATGCTTCTTACTCCTTCGTTGGACGTAGAGCACAGGCTGGTTCTACAATTCAAAGTCATACAAGTGGTGTTCTTGGTAACAATCTTTATGACAATAATGTAGATTTAATTACTGTTCTAGTTTCTACTGCTGCAACGGGTGAACTTAATAAGATTGACACAGCTGGTTCTGGTGATTGGGGTGGAACTGCATATCAACAAACTCCTGCTGGTCAAAGTGCAGGTGTATTCCCAACTCTAAGTGGTGACAAATATTATTTACCACTTAAGAGAACTCCTTATGATGCAAATGGTACTCAGTATTATAATGAGAATGATATTCTACTTATTGATACTGTTGAACAGGGAACTGAATATGCTGAATTTGTCAAGATTACACGTCTTCCACAAATTAATAGCACACCATACTACATTGAAGTACAAAGACAACCATTTGGAACTCTATCAACAATAAGCACAGAGCATCCTGATACAACAAACATTTATAAGTGTAATGTTCAGTTTGATGCTACATGGACTACTCAAGTTATTGATGGTTCTGGAACAGAAGATAATGTTTACTTATCACAATTTGGTGGAGTATTAACAGGTTCTGACAATCGTGCTACAGGACAACCTGGTGATTATGTAATTATTTCTCGTCCTTCTAATGGTAGTGATGGTGAAATACTAGAACTCAAGACTACATTAGATCAAGTTGCGAAAAAATTCTCGGTTAAAAATGGTTGTGATACTAATTCAGAAAATACATTATTTGAAGTTGACTCTGTAACTGGTGCTGTAACTATTAATGGTGATCAGTCATACACTGGTGGTCTTACATTAAATGGTACATGTACTACACCATATCAGAATTCAACTACTAATAAAAAGTTGACTGTAACAAATGGTAGTGGTATTAGCACTTTTGAGGTTGATACTTGCACAGGTGATACAACAATTGGTAATGTACATGGAACTCACTTTGCTGTTGCTGAATCCTTTGGCACATCACCAGCTGGATATACAACTAGCGATGTAGTTCATGTTTACAGACATGATCCACAGTCAGACAACCAGACTCTTGCTTCAAGACCATTTACAACAATTGCAGCTGCTGTTGTACCAGCAACTACAAATATTCAAATTCAAGCAAATTATGACTCATTTACAATTGGTGATTATGTAGCAATTTACGATAGTACTCAAATTGAGATTATACAAATTACTGCTGCACCATACGTATCTGGATCTAGTCAGTTCTTACCAACATCATCTAACGCCACATATACCAATGGTGGTAGAGGTGTAGAAGGAACGACTGCAATAAATGCTGGTGTTGGTCTTAATGTTGTTAAGTTGAATAAGTTAGGAACAACAACATTACTAGAAGATTTACCTGCTACTCGTGCTTTAAGAGCACCTGCAACTGGTAAGACATTCAAAGCAAGAACTCCTAATACTCTTGATACAAGACTTGAACTTGGATTAGTTAATGCTGATCTAATTCAACCAAAACTTGATTATATTCAATTTATCAGAATAGGAACTGAATTCTTCCTTACTGATAGTGTTGATGGAACTCTTGATGCTTTCTATGCAATCAAGATGCCTAAGAGTGTCAGAATTCCAAATACTGTTGGCACAGCTCTGGTTGATTTATTTGGTGGTGGTCACACAGTTGTTAATGATGACCTCACCATCAATAGTGGTGTATTCAGAATGTATGGTTCTGATAGTAAGACTTTAGTTCTATCTATCGCAAACGATGATGGTCACGCAGGTGATGGATCAATTGAAGATCCAGTAACTAATACCAATGGTATGACACTTAAAGGTGCTGCTAACTTCTTTGGTAATCTTAGAATATTCTATGAAGCATGTCAATCAACTGGAGTTTGCAATAGTGTAGAATCCATTAAGATGGAATCTCTTACAGGTAGTGTATTCTTTGGTGAAAAATATTATCAGAAGGGTAAAGTTCTTTCTATAGAATCTGCAACTGATAAGATGTTCCAGATAGATAATCTTGGATCTGCTGGTACTGGTGGTACTGTTGGTCCTAAAGACTTTACAATCTATCATAACAATGCTATTGATTCATTTGGTATTGAAAAATACTGGACAGCAAATGGTGGTAGAAGACACACATATGTTGCATTTGATATTACAACTGGTATAGGTCAGCAAGAAACTAATCCATTACAGGTTAACAACAACTATCTGATCAATGCTACATCTGGAAGTAATATGGTTCTATATCTACCAGATAATCCACAAACAGGTGATATGATTAGATTTACTGAACTTAGTGGTAACTTAACATATAATACAAGTTTGATTATTAGAGCGAAGAGGATTAATTCAGTTGCTACAGCAATTCAAGGTGACACAACTGGATCTAAACTTGATGCTGGTGCTGGTCAAGCAAGAACAGTAGCATGGGATTCTGGCGAATTAGTTGTTCAAACACGTAACAGTGCATTTGGATTAGTTTATGTTGGTACATATGATATAGAAGGATCTACATCACAACAAACAATACCAGCTTCACTAAGAGGTTGGTGGTTAATGGAGTTATAATAAATGGCAGTAAAATACGATTCAATAAAAACAATGAGAGCTGCCAAGATTGGCACAATCATGCCTTGGGGTGGTGATGGAGGAAATGGATTTCTAGAATCTAACATTCCAAAAGGATGGATTGTATGTAAGGGTGATACTCTTGAAGCTTCTGATTATCCATTATTAGCATCAGTCATAGGTGATACTTATGGTGGTGATATGACTGATGCTAGTAACAATCATTATGAGTTTCCTTACATTGATACAGCTGCAACATTTAGATTACCACAATTATCTAATAGTGTATTGATGGATTTAGAACCTGCAAACTTACAGGATACTAAGTATCAACAAGGACAGTCAGATGCTGCGACTGTAATAGGAAATTTGGTTGCAGATTATGGTGAAACTAATCCAGTAACAACAACATATGAAGCAACAGCTGATATTGATTTTTCTCTAAATCTTGCTGGTAATTTATATTTTAAATTTACTGGATTTAACTTGACTGCTCCAGATTTTTTAGAAACAGTATATGTCCTCAATCGTAAATTAGGTATCAATCACACACCTGGACACGGACATAGCGACACAATTCAAACTGCTAGCCCAAATGCTACTGGAGCTATGGCATTTAAGACAGACCAAGGTGTTACAATGGATGGTAGTTCAACAACCTCTAACTGTAACTCAACTCATGGTCCTAATACATGTGCTAATGCTGAAACTAATCCAGTATCATGGCAAAATGGTGCAACTAACATTACATTTTATGGTGATGAACAGCATGAGTGGACGTTACCAACAATGGAGAGATTTTATGAATATGTTAATGAAGCAGGTAAAAATTATTGGAACCACGTTCCAGCTGGTGCTGCTAACTGGAGAGGAGTTGATAGAGGATCTGGTCAAGAAAATTCAACTTATACTCAAAATATATTTGCTCAAGGAAACACTGCTGCTATTAATAGCTCAACCCCAGTAGATACTCATAAACAAGCAGCACATGTTGGTATGTTTCCAAGACCACTAGAAAGAAGATCAAGACCAAACTTTTTTGGATATGATGGCACTCCAAGATCTGCCGATGCTATGGCTGATGACCCAGAACATCCAAATGCAGCATTTGAGGTTGCTAATGTGTCTATCCCAACTGCTACAAGAACTATTGTATTACCAACTGGAGTTAATATTGGTAGAACTTATGGTACTGCACCAAATACATGGACTCAGCATGATAAAATTACTCCATTAATGTTTGTTACAATCAAAGATTCTGCTAAAAAATACACTTATTGGACAAGCACTGGTGGTTCACAAGTACAGAAAGTTGAATATGATCAACCAACTGATACATATACAATTACTGTGAATGATCAATTAGGAACAGTGCCTGGTACAGAAACTTTAGTATTCAGACATGGTTCATGGCCGACTTCACTCAATCAGGGTGCTGATCTTAAAAATCCTTTAGAAGATTCATTTAGAGCACATAATCATGGTAGTTTTGAAATATCTCAAGGTATTGGATCTATGGCAGGTCCTCCATCATATACTGCTGATAATGCAAACGGATCTTCATTACAGGCAGATAGTCTTGAAAATGCTCTAAATATTTCATGTGATGTATCACAACCTTCATTAACTATGACATTCATAATCAAAGCATACTAATGGCAGTTTTATACACTAAAGAAAGATCTAAGTATGGTAATTTAACAGGTCAAATTATAAATTGGCCAGTTGATTATACTGGGTTACCAGATGAAGGAGCAAATGTAAGTGATTTACCTGCTGGTTATTTAAAATGTGATGGCACAAAATATTTTGCCGAAGATTATCCACAACTCGCTGCTGTTTGTGGTGTAGGATCTAATTGTAAATTTATTAGAAAAAATGCAGATGGCACTGATTTTGATACTTTACTAGATACTCAATTTATGGTTCCTGACATGGGATCTAAATATGCAGAACCAACTTCGGGTGCTAACGCAGGTGTATATAATAATATAAGATTAAATAATGCTTTAGGAAATGAGTTTAGTAGATCTGGTATTGGTATTGAAGCAGCTTCTGCTATTGGAACTCCTGTTAATATAACATATACAGGACAGATTAATGTTCCTAGTCAAGAAATTGACGTTAGAGGAAAACCATCATGGGAATATGCTGGTGCTACTCATTATACTGATACAGAGGGTGTTGAAGAAAATGCTATTCATCCACACGCACATTTTCATAATGCTCGTAGATCAAGAATTTTAGCTACTACAGAAAGTAGTACTAATAATCCAGCTGCGGGAGGACAGTTAGGTAGAAGAAATGCATCAACTATTCCTATACAAGATTGGTTAGATGCTACTAAAAATAGTAGTAATGAACCTGGAAGTGGTCAAGAACAGTGTCGTACAGTTCGTTGGACACCAGCTGGTGGTGTAGGACAAACAATTACTACTCAGAGTTTTGGTTTAGGATCACAACAAACAATTTATTGGGGTCATTGTATCATAGGTGGTTGGGGACCTGGACCTGGTACAGAATTTTTATACCAATGTCTTAATAATAATCCTTACTCATTAGATGGTGGTGATGATGTGAATTATGAAGGATCACCAGATGGAAGTAACTCTGCTAAGTTTGCTAATAAAACAGTAGTATTTGGTATTTGTGTATTCAATGGTAGTGGAGCTTCTGCATCACATACATTTACTGTTCCTGTAACATATGCAAATGGTTTATCAGGTGTTCCACTTGATGTTGATGGTGTAAGTTTATATGATGTTCTTCCCCTACAATCAAATTTTCAATATGCCACAAGTAGAGTAGTTCCTGATTTACAGAATGAAGAGAGTGATACTGCTGATTTAATTCAAGCAACCGATCCAACATTACATAATCATCGTATTGATTTAGTTAAAGGGGATCATACATATAAAGTAAAAACAAATGCTATTGTTGTTAATCCAGAAAATATAGAAACAACAATGAATATAGGAGTTGATGCGTCAAGATCAATTGATTCTGCAACCACTCCATTTATTGTGATGGAATTTCTAATTAAAACATAATTATGACACAAGGATATAGAAATGCTAGGAAGGGATACTTAACAGACCTTCTCGTAGATACCACACCTATCGGTTCTATTGTAACTAACCTCAAAGCAGGTCAGAATTCTTATGATCATAGTTTTGTTAAAGCAACTGCTAGTGGTTATCCAAGTTTAACTGAAGCTTCTGGTAATGCTTATCTTACAGGTGATGATCCTGCATATACACATGAGGGATACTTATATTGTGATGGAACGGAATATAATATAGGTGATTATCCAGGATTATATGAAATTGTTGGTACAAAATATGGTGGAAGATCCAGTAATGGAATTGATGTAGTTAATGGTGGATCAGGATACACAACATCATCTACTGTTGTTATAACAACCGCACCTACTGGTGGAGTTGATATGACAGCAACTGTTGGAGAAGTTGATTCAAATGGAAAAATTCTATTTTTAAATATTACAAGTAGTGGTCAGGGATATACTTCAGTTCCTACTGTATCTGTAACAGGTGGAACTGGTGCTACATTTGTGGTAAGAATGACTGACTTAACACTTGCAGGTGGTGCATCATTACAACCTATCAATAGTGCTAATGTGATGGATCATTGGGGTGATCCATACTTAGGAACATTTAAAGTTCCTGATTTGGTTGCTAAGAAAATAGTTGGTAATGGTCCTGTATATGGTAACAACTCTCCTAATGTAGGAAATGTTAGTATTGCAACAGGTGCTACAGGTGGTGCTTGGTATCTTGATAAAGATCAACAAGATGAATATTTTTCTTTAGGTACAATAGTTACAAGTGGATATGATAAAGTAATTGAAACTACTAGTTGTACAATTATTGGTAGTCAAGATGTTACTATAACTATGAGAGAAAGAAAACTCTCTGGTGTTCCTCAACACAGTCATATTGTGTATGCTTCTACACCTGGTGGTGGTGAATGGGTTGGTGGAGCAAGTGGAGATAGATATCTACAAGATTATAGACCATCAACAGGAAAAGTTACTAGGTGGTATCCCACTGGTGATGGTATTGTAATGACTCATAAACATGGTCTTTTAAGACAACCTCTTGCAAATAATACAATAGCAACATATGATGCTTTTGATTTTGCAGGTGGTTCTGGTGGTACAGGTGGTACTGCTGATCCCACATCAGCGTTTGCAAATGGTGCAAACGAGCCTGGTGATTACTATCTTGCATCTGGTGGAGGAGCTGGATCTTATGAATTTCAAACTACCATACCCAACCCCATAAGTAAACCTATTCTTACTACCACACAACTTGGTGGTAAATTATCTACAACAGGTGGTACACCAATATATGATTATAGTAATGTATTTGAATATACTACACCTGGTACATATACTATTGATTTAACTACAATTACTGGTACTCCTGATCAATTAAAATATTCATTGTATGGTGGAGGAGGATCAGGTGCTGCTGGTACACAGCAAGGTAACAACGGTAATGAAACATACATGAAAGTTGGTGATGGATCACTAGTAAATTTAAAAGCAACTGGTGGTGGCGGTGGTAATGGAAGTCAAGGATTACAAGGTGGTGCAAAAGGAGCAGCTGGAACTGCTATTAATACTGGTAGTTTGAATGCAGCTGGTGCAGTACAAGGACAACCTGGTGGTGATGGTCAAGATGGTCAAACAGGAGGTGGATGGCCAAAAGTTGATTATCCAAATGACCCTAATGGTGGTGGTGCAGCTGGTGTATTAACTGGTCAATACGCTGATGGTAGTCCAGGCATAAACTCATTGATCGGTGGACAGAGTGGCAATAATAGTCAAACTTTTAATAATCATGCTGTTATCAATCTAACTGGCATTGCAGGACTTACTGATGTTACTTTTGAACTGCATGGTGGTAAGGGTAGAAATTCATTTTATGGTAATTTAGCAGGTGGATATGGTGCTAAGATAAACATTTCTTTAAAAGGTAGTCAATTAGCAGCATTTACTGGAGCAAATTGGAGTGTTCAAATAGGAGCAGGTGCTACTAGTCAAAGTGGAGCACAAACATCATCTGCTGGTGATGGTGGTAGTGGTGGTAACGGTCATAATGGTGCTCATGGTGGTGGAGGTGGTGCTGCTACAGCATTGCTAAGAAATGGAACTGTAGTTGCTGGTGCTGGCGGCGGCGGTGGCGGTGGTTCTAATGGATATGATGGTGGAGCTGGTACACCAGGACAACCTAGTCCAATTGGAGGTGTTCAAGAAACAGCTCTTGCCATCGGAATGGGTGGTGGTGGAAATGGTGGTAATTATGGATGTATCGGTGGCGGCGGAGGAGGTGGCGGCGGTGGCTGTGGAACTGCTGGCCAAACATATAATGGAGTCGGTAATGGTGGTGGATCTGGTGGTATCGGTGGCGGACCTGGTGGAGATGGTGGTCATGGTGGTGGTGCTGGTGGTAATCAAGGAATTTCATCTTATGACTCTGCTTATTTTGAATCGGGAACTCTTGTGAACTCTACATTGACAGATGGTAGAGTTGTTATGGTAGCAAACTATAACAATGACTACTGGACTCCTGGTGGAGGAGGTGGTGGTTCTGCTGGATTTTGGACTGGATTCACACAGTTTGTAAATTTAGGTAATCCTGCATCAATTGAAGTTAAAGTTGGTTCTGGTGGAGCTGGTGTAACAGTTGCTGGTCAAACAACAGGAACTACTTCTAATGGTTTAAATGGTTATGCTAAGGTAGAACTTGGTATTATTACTGGTTATGATAATCCACAACAAATTACAACTTCTGATCCTTTAATTAAATCAGCATCATTTAATAATATAGTTGATGATGTTACAGTCAATACTAATGGTTCTGGAACTGGTACTGCTGGTGGATTTAAACTTCCAACCGCAGATCCAATTGTATACATTCGTGGAGGTGGTGGAACTGGAGCAACAGCAACCCCAGTCATGACTAATGGTGTAATTACAGGTGTAACTGTAACAAATGCAGGATCTGGATATACTGAAACACCATATGTTCATGTATTACATGGTCAAGGTGGAGGTGCAATTGCTACTGCAACTTTAGGAACTGGAGGTAATTCTGATAAGGTTGATAGTATCGCTATTGCTTCAGGATCAGCTTCATCATATTCAAATTATTTGTTATTTGGTGGAAATCATAATCAAACATCTATTGGTGCTAAAACAAGATGGGTAGAACTAATGCCTGTAGACACATCAGATGCTACACATTTCTCTATCAAAGCAGCGAGAGGTAATGGTGTAAATGGTGGTGATGCATCAGAAGAATCTTTGCAAGTATATTATTCAACAGCAGGATCTCCTACTACTTGGATACTTGTTGACACTATCATTGCAGGAAGAACCACACCAAGAACTGATCCTTTTGTTGGTACTATACCTCAAGTTGATTTGAATAGTAACTGGGATGGTGCTTCTGGTGATACCAAATGGTATACTTATACTGTTGTATTACCACAAAATGCAAAAGCAGCAGGTACTAATTTCAAAATAGAACAAGTACGTGCTGATGCATCATCTACAAATGATAATAATGGCAACACAGATCATTTTGCAATTTGTGAATTTATATGGTGGAATGGAAAGGCAACCACTTTAGTATATGTTCCTACTGCTGGTAAAATGCTCAAACAAGCAGTTGATTCATTAACTTATACTATTGATGGTGAAGTAGGACCATCTGTCACATATAGTTCTGGTCTTGGTTGTAGTGATGCCACAATGACATTAAAAGCAACAACTAAGATTGAACCACAAGCAACTATTGACCCAGATATAGATGTACCATTATTAACTCCTTACAGAACATGTAAGTACTTGATCAAGGCATATTAACTAAATAAGACGGAGACTGTAATTAGAAAATGTCAATACCAGTATTACAAGTGCAATTAGATGTAATAGCACAAGAATTATCATATATGGGAACATCAAAACCCATTCCAGAAAGTTATTGGAAAGATACACTTCTCCCTTTATTGTACCCTGATTGGGATACTGATAAAGATAAACTGATAACATTTAGTTATTATAGTGATAGTGATAAGTATATTGCTTCACGTAGAAAGTTTGTAAGAAACTTCAATACTAATACAGATGAGTGGAAAGACTATGAGATGGAAGCAGTTGACAATGCAAAGGCTACTACTCTTAAAGATAAATTGATTGAAGGTTGGTATTTAATTGATTCCATTGAAAATTCTAACTTTCAAACAGAATTGGCACAGATGTATGCCAAGCAAGCAACTATTACACCGTTGAGTGTGAGACTTGCCAGAAATTTCTTATTAGATGAGTCTGATTGGGTAATGTGTAGTGATTGTCCATTGAGTGCTGATGATAAAGCATTATATGCTACATATAGAACTAAGTTGAGAGATCTTACTGGTACTCCTGAGTTCTCTGGTAATGCTGAAGGAACTAAGTTTCCAATATCACCTGAGTTTTATAATAAAATTTACAAGATAGAGAATCCATCCAATGCATATCTTGCAACAGATGATCAATTTTTACCACTAGCAAATCATTATCTCAAACAGTTTAAGGATAAGATAGCACACTTCATGCTATTAAAATCATTAACACAAACTAATTACTTTAGTCAACTGATTATTGAGTATCAACAGGCTAAACCACATTTAGATGAAACAGAAATAACATATGATACTGCTAAGAAAGCAGATTTCTTAAATCTATTAATTCAAAAGGCAAATGAAGAACTAGGATCATGATTGTAGAAGGAAAAGAACTATCTCTATTTGATTTGATATCTTATTATAGTAATAAGAATCAATGTGCATGTTTGTATTTTAATCTAGACAAATATAATAGTTTAGATGCTACAAAGAAAGCAACTGTTACAACGTATTACGAAGCATTTGTGGATGATTATGTTATGGATATAATAAAACAAGGTGGAATATACAATACAGTTAAATTTGATGATGAAACTGCTGCTGGTATTAATGCAGAATCATGGTTTCCTAAATTGACACAATGCCCAGATGCAGACCATTATATAAGTGCTTATGTTGTTGATGCACTTGGTGATATAACTTGGCAAAATTAAGAGACACTATTACAAACTGTCACATACCCCCTTCACAGGGGGTTTTTTAATGCTATAATGAGTATATAACAAACAAACCACACATCATGATCAAAGTTGGAACTAACGTCAAGTCAAAAATACATGATGATCTTACTGGTCATGTTGTAGTATGCGAACCAATCAACAACTATGCTGTTATTATGACAGACATCATTGAGTATGAAATGATGACAGTTGAATGCTTCCTATCTGACTTGGAGGTTGCATAATGTTCTCAACTAAACTGCTTAAACTTGCAGTAGATCGTGCGTTGGGTAAACCAACTAAGAATCAAGGAGAACTGTTTGAAGAACTATACAAAGAGTATATGGGTGACCCAAATAGTTCTACCTTACGTGAACAAATAACTGCTGCTGTTGCAGGTTGTAAGACAATACCAGGTAAATTAGGTCGTGATGCTATTGATATCAATGGTGTTGAGAAAGAAATTAAACCTAAGAACTATACTGGTAAGAGAACAAATGGTGGTGGATGTTTCAATGATTATACTAGAAGTAGATACGAGAGAGATGTAAGTGTTAATTTACCTATCATCTCTTCCCTTTTTGCTGATGGTATGCTAATATATGTTGTAGAGTTTAAATTTGAATCAATCGCTGAAAGGTTGAATGATCAAATTGTACGCATATGTGAAGAACAGAAGAACAGATATGTTCGCTCTTGTTCATGGACTTACAGTAATTGGATAGACAATCCAGAC